GTACTGGAACCCAGGTACTGGAACATAGATACTAGATTTTATATATTTTAATTATTTTTTCTGGAACTAGTATTCTAGAACTAGTATTCTGGAACTAGTATTCTGGAACTAGTATTCTGGAACTAGTATTCTGGGGATTTTTAAATAAAAAAAAAGAGGTGTTTAAATCACCTCTTTTCTCATTAATTAAAAAAATGAATATTAGATATTCTCAAATGAAGCTCCTGTTGGTGTTATGATAAATTCAATATCAATATATTCTAATGATCTTGTTGGTTTAATGTAAATTTTACCTCTAAGAGTATTTGCATCAATATCTTCAGGATCATTAGATACTACTAATCTGAAATCATAAAGTCCTCTTTCTTTTTTAATAGCCTCAAGAATTGGGTTAACAAGTCTAGTAAATTCGTTTCTAACTTGTTCGTCATTTTGTTCAAATAGTAATCGGACAGCGACCGCTGCTATGAGTTTTCTTGCTCTTAATAATAATCTTCTAACATTAATTCTATCAAGAGCAGATTCTCGTATTTGAAGTGTTTTATTACCCCAAATAATAGGGCCAGTATCAGAAAAAGTTGCTATTGGATTAATTCTCATTTTATAAAGTTCATCTCTTTCATCAAGTGTTAATTTTTTAAGAGCTTTGATTGCGTTAACAATACCTCTTGAATATCCTGCAGTTGCAAACCAAGGATACGAAACATTATCTGTTAATGCCATATTCCTGAGAACTTCACCAGTTGGTGGAATATATAATTGTGTTGAATTTTCATTGTCTCTAACTTGTATCCATGGCCAGTATGTGGCGGAATAATTAGAATCCAAATCAATTGTATCCATCATATCAATAATTTCATCAGCTGTTGTTACGTTTGGTGTTGATATAATATAAAGTGAGTCAGCTCTCTCGTTTTCAACCATATCAATAGCTTCTTCAGTTAATGATGCGTGTTCATAAAAGTTAATACCAGGTGTTGCAAAGAGATTTATATCAATTGCTTCCGGGTTGTTAAACGTGTCAATACCTGCCTTATATGCATAATAGTCAGAATTACCGACAGTAGAATTAAACACACCACCATTATTAGTGTTATTATCATCATATGTTGTTTTTCCAAATTTATATGCATCACCAAATGTTCTAACATCTCTGTATATATCCCAGCCATCAAATCCACCTGCCAATGCTAGAGTAAATTTGCGTTTTGATACCGATTCGAGTTCACCTTTATTTATTCCTTCAAGGTCATATGGTGTACAATCAAATTCAAAACCAGTATTTGTATTACCAGTTAAAGTTGATGCTTGTGATGAAAGGTGGAATCCTGTTGTGGTTGTTGTTGGGTTTACACCTTTAAAATTAAACATGCTGTTATCATATCCAAATTGTGTTGATAATCCTAACATAACCCTTTTGATTCTATCACCTGATTGATCTTCTGGTACACCAGTTGCATCATATGTGACAATATCACCTGCAATGTAATATTGTGTTTTATAAAGCACACCACCCAAAATTGCATCGCCAGATAGTTGATCAGTGGCATAACCTCTAAATCCTGATGGAACAGCATCTATTGGGAAATCTTCCGCTAATTCTAACATCACATATTTGGATTTAAGTTCATATTCAGTATCATACGTTCCAATTTTTAAACCGATAAAGCCAGGAAGATCTGGGTTCATTGAACATCTTGAAAATCTTTCAAGAACAACCATATTATCATCGGTATCATTAAAATCGCGAATAAGAACGTCAAATTCTGCAGTATCAAGGTCAATATTTAATATTGAAACTTTTACTTGTACGTTTGATGCATTACCATCAGATATTGCAATAAATTTAAACAAATCATTAACAACACCACCACGCACTTCTGAAACAATAAATGGTGATTCTGCTGTTTTCCATTCTGTCATAAAATCATTACCAACCGGATGATAAACCACATCAAGGCTTAATCCCCTAATTAAACCACGTTTATATAGTGATTCAACTAATATTGGATAAGATTCAAACACATAAATAGGATAATCCATATAATTTCTATCAAATACACCAGTACCCAATACTTTTGTCACATATTTACTAGATGTTCTATCCATTGAACAAGTAAATGTTTTTGCTGGCATATTTGCGTCATCAGGATTAATAGTTAAAATAAATTCACCTAACGGATTCGTTTCAATGTCATTTGAAGACATTGTAAATCCTGTATTATTAGTAACTGTTAAAGTTAATGTTGATGTAACATAACGGCCTCTTGGTCTAAATTCAGCGACAGCTATATTATCATATTCGTTTGTTGTTGATGGATATTCAAATTGGCTTACAATAAATCTATCCATACCATCATCATAAACAAACAAGTAAGAAAAAACACCATCACCAGTTGGATTGAGAAAATTATTTGCCCATGCGAAATTAGTTACATTACCAATAGGACCATTTACTTGTTCACCGGTTAATGTTTCAATTGATGCTGTAGGAACTAGTCCAATTGTGAACCATGATTCATTTACAAAAGTTTGTTCGCTAATCCAGTCAATAATTGAACTACCGTCATTTGCTGTTTTTCCGCTTAAAACATTATAAAACTCGAATGATTCAACATTAAGTAAATCAAGTGTACCGTTGGTTTGTGTTGGTGTTGATTCTGTATTTACAATTACACCACCAATAGTTTTTAGAGCAAATGTTTTATTTGGTAAGTATCCAGTTAAACCAAGTATTCTTGTTACAAATAATTGATTTGATTCCCGTAGATATGATTTTGCAAAATATGGGAGTTCATAGGCAGGATTACCATTACCGTCTTTTAAAGGTGAAGTTGATCCAAAAAATGTTCTGAATTCGTCATATGTTTTTATTAAAACTGGCTCAAAAGCTGGACCTTTTAGTGTTTCACCAACTAAACCCAGTGTTGTCACACCAACGCTTTGAGCAACGAATGTTAAATCTTTCTCAGAGGTATAAACACCTGGAGAAACGAAAACTCTTTTTGATGTAGCCATTGATTTTTATTTAGTTAAATTATTTATTACTGTTATTACAGATAAATATCTTTGTTTTTATCAAAGGGTCAAATGAAAAAAAATTAAAAGATAGTAATTTATCTTTTTTTACTATTATTTATCTATAATATGGGAACACCAAGTAAAAATATTAAAATCAGTAAGAAACATCATGAAATATTGAAAGCTTATTGTGAAAAAACTGGTTTAAAAATGTATCGAGTAATTGAAAAGTGGATTGAGACGCTTGATAAGACGCCAAACAGAAGTAAAAAAAAGGATTTGTATGACGAATAATTTTTTAATACAAATAACAAATACTAATTCGCGATCCTACTATTGGGGTATCTAATAGTGTTACTGTATTTACATCTGAAACCTCATATCCAATTTCAATTTCATCAACAAGACCGTTAATTTCAATATAAACAACACTTTTTATATCATTGGTAACTGTGAAAGAGAGTGAATCGGTATAAACAAAATTTTGATGTGTTAATCGTAAAATTTCACCATAATTATCATAAAATACACCACTTCTTCCAGCATAATACATTACCATTATTCGGCTACCCTCGACTGGTGGTGTAACAAAAGAAATTCGTGATGTTTGTCCTATCCAATAATAATCAATATCTTTTTGTTGTACCAATCCATTTATTGAAACAAAGAATAAATAACCAATAAGTTCACCAACACTATATGATGTAGTAACACCATCACTAATAAATGTTGCGGTTTTTACTTCAATACCTCTTTGGTGTATATCTTTTTGTATTGATTTACCACCCATAAATTCATGTAATAACAATACTCTATTAATTGCTGGTTTCACTTCGAATTCATCGGGATCAATTAAAAATCCAAGCATTGTAAATTCATATGTTTGCAAATAAAACCTACGACCTTCTAGTGCATCAATTGGTGAATTATCACTAATTCTTTCTAATATAATTGGAATATAATGTCCTTTGACTTTTGTGTATGATTGTCTTGATGCAAATTTTTGAAGAACGATTCTATTAAATCTGTTTAAATCTCTAAATTTTTGACAAACAATGGTGACTTCATATCCTATATCAACAGCGACGGGCTGTGGTATTTTATAAACATCAGCACCGTTTTGTTGTCCATCCCATGTTTTAACTGTAGCATAAAAAACTTGTCTTCTATCAGGAATAGTTCGTTGTATGACGGGATTTGTACCGGGTTGAACGTCTGGTTTACGGATAACACCAACAAAAGGGACTTTCATATTACCATCTTCATCTGTGAATGTCCAAGTGTTTGATATTTCACCCCATCTTTGTACTGTTAAAATTTTTGGAATAATTGGAATTTGAACGCCATCTGAAACTACTTTTAAATTATCGTTAATATATTCTAACATTCCTTTATCCAAATCGTCATGTAAAATCGGATCTGGTAAATATGTGTCAGATTTTGTTATTCTATCGAGTAGTTCTTGCCTTCTCGGAATAAGTTCTTTTTCTGTTGGCTCAGTTCCAATTTGTCGATATACATTAATATTTGTTTTTCTTGGCAATGTCATTTTATCCGTTTTTTATAAAATTATATAATATTTCAGTAATTTCATTTTTATCATTATATCCTTTTTGTTCTATTATTTTAATGAATTTTTCAATAAGTTTTTCAAAATATTCAATAGGAGTATCTTGGTATACTTTAGATTCTTGATTTGTGATTTTTAGTTTATCACCAAAATATTTTTTTAATTCTCTTAATTTTCTCATTGCAAATTCATCAGCAATATTTTCACAATATTTCATAAATAACGCCCCCTCTCTCAATGATAAATCCCTAGTATAACAACCATACATTTTATCGATACCATATTTTTTATATTGATATTGATGTGCAATTTCATGAAATAAAACATAAAGAAAATATGATAATTCTAATGAAAATACCTTTATATTGAGGACAATTCCGTTTATTGTTGATAAGCCTAGCGCAGGATATTTAAACGAATCAACTTTAATAGATTTACAACCAGATTTGGTTATAAAATCTTTTATAAATTGCATAATATAAACTGAATCAGGGAATGTTTCAGACATCATTTCAAAAAAATCATCAATTCCTTGTTGTTCCAATAAAAAGTTTAATTGTTGTTCATTTATAATGATTTTTTTCATATTAAATTCCTCTAAATTCGTTTTCTTGTACTGGTGCACAAAATATTGTTCTATAAGAAGGTTTATAACCGAAGTGGTGGTGTTTATTATCAGCATTAACCTTTCCATCATTCACAACATTATAAAATCTTATTCTTTTTTCACTATCGGCATAACCAATATAATCACCAAATCTTACATCAATTTGAAGATCTTCTAATGTTTTAGTATAAACAGATATTACCATATTACCAGGTTCAAGATATCTTAATAACCCTAATTTGTAAGACTTATTTTCTGCAGCAAGAACATGAACCAAAGCATTAAATTCAATTGGTGGTTTAAATTTTATATCATCTTTTCCGGCTTCACCATAAACATCGTCGTTGCCTGTTATTGTTCGGTCAACCTGATAAAGAACAACTTTCATGTTCAAATCTCCATGAAGATATTCCATCCCCATTTCGATATGTAAATTATAGTCGTCTTCAGAAAAAAATTTGTTTAATCTTGTTATTGGTAATTTATTTTCCATGTTTTATATTCAATATCATACGTCAATAAATACTTTACAAAATAGTTCTATTTATGTATATTATTATTTATTAAATTTTATGAATATACCTGAAATTGATGCAAAAAATATACTTTTAGTCTACGAAGGAGCCAATAATCAGCTACTTGAATGGAAATTAAAATTTTTAAGAAACAAAAATTTCAAATTAACACGATCACAAGCTGAATATGTGTTAAAATTTCATGAAATAGTACCAAAAGTAGCTAGAAAACATATAATGATTGTTTCTTCTTTTGGTGAAAAATTACAAGAAGATAAACAATTACCAAATCCTGTTGAAAAAATATGGTGTGAGAAATTATTATGTGAAACTGAAAAGGCGTATCATATTTGGGGAAAATATTTTGATAATGAATCATTAAAAGCAATATGGTTACCTAAAGGGGCTGTTTTACAACCTGAAAAAAAATTAAAAAGAGAAATCGATTATTCAAAATATAGTCATAGACCACCAAAACCATGGCAACCTAAAGCAATTGAGTCACTTTTGGCTAATAATAGGTTCATTTTGGCTGATGATATGGGGTTAGGTAAAGGTCTAAGTATTAATGAATTAGTAATAACGCCTAAAGGAAAAGTTGAAATAGGAAAACTAAAAGCTGGTGATGAAGTAATTGGTTCGAATGGTAAAAAATGTAAGATAATAGGCGTATTCCCACAGGGTGTTATGGATTTATATAGAATAACATTTAATGATGGTTATTCAATATTAGCAGATAAAAGTCATTTATTTAAAGTATATTCGAGTAATTTTGGTAAAAACACAAAAAATAATAGGGAAGAAAAAGATATTATTTTAAGTGTTGAACAAATGATGGATAAAGATCTTGTTTTGGAGATAAACGGATCAGGATATAATAAAGATAAAAAATATAAATTTTCAACATATTATAAAGTTAAAAATGGAGATTCAAAGTGGCAAATTCCTATGGTTGATCCTATAGAATTTGATAACACTAATCCGCTTCCTATTGATCCATATCTTTTTGGTTTATTTCTCGGTGACGGGTATTTAGATGAAAAAAAAATAAGATTTTCAGTTCATAAGGACGATTATAACGAGTTATTTGAGTCATATAACTTACATCCGATTGAATGTCGTACAAGGCCACACATAAAAACAGGATATATTAATGTTGGAGATATACTGGAAAAGTTAAACATACAAAATTGTCGTTCAAATAATAAATTTATTCCTGACATTTACAAATATTCATCGATTGAGAATCGGATATCGCTACTACAGGGGTTAATGGATACTGATGGATACTGTGCTTTTAGTAAAACTGGATCGTTTTTATCAACGGAATACTCAACAATCTCTGAAAGATTATGTGATGATTTAATTGAGATAGTACATTCTTTGGGTGGTGTCGCTAGGAAACGAACTCGTAGGTCGTTTTATGTTAAAAATGGGACTCGTAAAGAATGTAACATATCATATAGGGTAAATATGAAATTGGCTAAAGGAATGAATCCTTTTAGATTAAAACGAAAAGCTGAAAGATACCATGAACCCGAAAAATACCAGGTCGGAAGATACATAAAAGACATAAAATTTGAAAAACAGGGCGAATCGGTGTGTATTGCGGTGGATTCTCCCGATAAATTATATGTTGTTAATCATGGCATCGTGACTCATAACACAACATCAGCAATAATTGCTGCATTAGAGTCGGAAGCAAAGAAAATTTTGATAGTTTGTCCGGCAAGTGTTAAAATTAATTGGAAAAGAGAGATAAAAAATTATACTGATCGTCCGGTGTTAATAGTCGAAGGTAGAAAATGGGGTTCTACATTTGATTTTTATATTATAAATTATGATATTCTTAAAAATTATCATACAACCAAGAAAAATGATGAAGAAAATGATATTAATTTAATACAAAAAGAAAATTTTGAACTTGTAATTGTAGACGAAGCACATTATCTTAGTAATCCATCAAGCCAACGGACAAAACTGATGAATGATATTCTTAAAAAAATACCAAAAGTATGGTTGTTAACTGGGACACCAATGACAAACAGGCCAATAAATTATTATAATCTTTTAAAAATTGTTAATTCTCCAGTTGCATTGAATTGGCAACATTACGTGAAGAGATATTGTAAAGGATTTCGTTTTAAGGCTCATGGTAGAACAATCTGGAATACTAGTGGTCATAGCAATTTGGATGAATTACGAGAAAGAACCAAAAATATTGTATTAAGAAGATTAAAAACTGAAATACCCGGATTACCAGAAAAAACAATTTCTCCTATTTTTCTAGAATTACAAAGTACTTTCTATAATGAAGAATTAGAGGAATTTATGAGGATAGCTGAAGATGAGAGAAAAAAAGAAAGCATTGCAATTACGATTAATCGTCTCGTCAAAGTTAGGCAAATAATTGCAAACGAAAAAATTCCATATACGTGTGAATTGATCGATAAATGTCTTGAATTAAATAAAAAGGTTATTGTTTTTACTAATTTTACATTACCTTTAGATATGTTGCATGAAAAATATCCTAGAAATTCAGTAATATACGATGGTAGGATGTCACCATCAAAACGTGATGTTGCTATAGATAAATTTCAAAATGATCCTAAGATTAAAATTTTAATTGGTAATATCATTGCGGCTGGTATTGGTATAAATTTAACAGCAGCAGAAGTTGTTATTATGAATGATTTATCTTTTGTACCATCACATCACAGTCAGGCTGAGGATAGAGCTTGTCGTCAGGGTCAGCAAAACAATGTTTTAATATATTATCCAATTTTTGAAAACACAATTGAACAAATTATCTATAACATTTTAATGAGAAAAAAAGATGTGATTGATCAAGTAATGGGTGACGGTGAATATTCTGAAAGTTTCGGAAAGGAACTCATGAAGGAATTGTTTTAATTTTTTCTAAACAATTCATTAAAATATTTGGGAGATTTTCATTATCAAAGTCAGGGATATTTAAGTAAACACTATTAGGGTCACCTTCCACATATTTTACATTAATTTCATCTTCTTCTTGAGATATAGTAAAATCGATACGTCTTTTGTTACATTCAATTAGAATCTCTTTTAAAATCTCTGAGTTTGTCATATAAACAAATATACGATTATTAAATAAAAATATCAAATATTTATAATAAAGAAATTAATAGCATGGCAACCACAGTAATTAATGCAGACGAACGGGAAAAACTTTTTACACAAGTTCTTCATCTTTTAGGTGTACCAGTTAGGGGTGTAGAACTAACTGAAGAGCAAATGGATTCACTTCTAGAGTTATCAATTGCAGAATATGAACAATATGTGAATGATTGGCTTATTGAATCACAATGGGCATCATTAGCTGGACTTGATATTGATTCACAATCACTAGCCAGGGCATTCACAACAAGAAGTTTAGATTATATGACACAATACACATATGCATATTCGAAAATTGTTGGTTTACAAGCCGGTGGTCCATATGTTTTACATAAAGATTATTTCGCACTATCTGCTAACACTCAAACATATGTAATACCAGCAGGAAGAGAAATTAATGAATTATTATGGTTTACCAGAGCCGAATTAACTGATTCAATTGTCGACCCATTCTTGGGTGGTTTTGGTGGTCTTGGTGGTGTTGGTTTCGGTGGCGTTGGTGGTTTTGCTCAAGTTGGTACGTCTGGTTCATATTTTATGTTACCAGCCTATGACCTTTTATTAAGAATGCAAGATAGAAACCTTAAAAACAGATTAATTGGTGGTGAATTAACATATAGAATAACAGCTCTTCCAACTGGCGAAAAACTAGTTCATTTATATAATACGCCAGGTGGACGGTTTGATTTTGGTTCGTTACGAAGTAACAATTACCATGTTTGGTATTGGTATTATGATACGACTGAAATGGATACATGTTTGGACAGAAATAATATGGATGATATTGTTAAATTACCATCAGATATTATGACAGATCGTCTTGTGTGGCATAAGTTAAATGGTCCATCACAAAACTGGGTGAGGAAGTATTTTATTGCTTATTGTAAAGAAACACTTGGTAGAATATGGGGTAAGTTTTCTGGTGAATTACAAGTTCCTGATAGTCAAGTTAGATTAGATTATCAATCATTATTGACTGAAGCAAGAGATGATAAAGCCAAAGCGGTGGAAGAATTAAAGTTAAGACTTGAAAGATTGCGTCCGGACAAAATGCTTGAAAGAAAGGCAAAAGAAGCTGAAAATTTGAATACAAGTCTTAAATATAGAGCAATGCCATATCCAATTCAAGTTATTTAAAAATTAGATAGACTTTTTTTGTTTTTTTTATTTTTTTTCTGTATATTTTTATAGACAAGACAAACTACGAACGTAAAATTCGTAAGATAATATGTCAAACTTAACATAATATACAATGAGTAAAGCAATTACACAGGAAGTTATCGAAAACTTTCTTCATGGAGAAGATTCCGAAAAATATATCGTAGCGATTGAATACGATTACAGATCAAACAGAATTTATAAAATAATACAAGACCCTGTAAAGGGAAAAATTGTTAAAACAGATACTTTTGTACCGTTTTTATGGGTTGGCGATCTAACTGGACTAGATTTTTATAAAAACAGTAAATCTTTACAAAAAAGAAAAATGGTTGAATATAGTATTATGATTAGTCCATTAGATACACATGGAAATGTTAGACTTGAAGCTGGTCTTCGTTATCTTGTTAAGTCATATAAAGGATATTCTGCTCTCATTAATTTTTTTAAACAAGGTGGTATTGATCCTTGGGGTGAAAAGTACAAACATTTATTTCAAATTCTTTCTGTGGAAGAACAATATCTTGTACAGAAAAAAAAGCGCTTATTTAAAGGTATTGAAGAGTATTCTGAGGTACATAAGATGGTGTTTGATATTGAAACAGAAGGTCTTGATCCTGAAATACATAAAATAAATCTAATTGGTGTTAAAGACAATCGTGGATTTCGTTTATTGATTAATGCTCATGGTGAAGATGGTGAAAAAAGATGTATAGAAACCTTTTTTAATGTTATTAGAGAAATAAATCCAACTATTATTGGTGGTCACAATTCAGCATCTTTCGACTTTCCATTCATTAAACGACGAATGGAAATAAACAAAATGAATGTTGATGAAATCACAAAAATTATATCAAATAATGGTTTAAGAATTAAAAAAGGTATATTAAAATTAGCGAGTGAAATTGAACCTTATGATCAATACAAATTGTGGGGTTTTAATGTTATAGATACATCACATTCTGTTCGTAGAGCACAGGCAATTAATTCCGAAATAAAATCATGGGGATTAAAGTATATAACCAAATATCTTGAAAAAGAAAAACCAAATCGAATTTATATTGATGGTGCCCATATTTCACGAATTTATTTAGGTAAGGATAGTTATTACGTAAATCCAAAATCTGGCGGTTGGAGAAAAATTGGAGATCCGGGTACTGAAAGATTACAAGAAAGATTTCCTGGTAAATATGAAATATGGTCGGGAAGAAAACTTGTTGAACAATATCTTGATGATGACTTATATGAAACAATGGTAGCCGACGATTCATTTAGCCAGTCAACATTTTTACTATCAAAATTAGTTCCTACGACATATGAAAGAGTAGCTACAATGGGTACGGCAACATTATGGAAAATCATTATGCTTGCTTGGTCTTATGATCATAATTTAGCATTACCAGAAAAAGGTGAAAAACGAAGTATTACTGGGGGGTTATCTCGATTATTAAAAGTTGGTTATTCAAAAAATATTGTAAAATTTGACTATAAATCTCTTTATCCTTCAATTCATATTGTATTTGATAATTTTCCTGATTGTGATGTTACTGGAGTACAAAAAGCATTGTTAGAATATTTTCTTAGAATACGTTTTCATTATAGACAACTCAATATTGAATATGAAAAAACAAATACAGAATTATCAGAATTTTATGATAGAAAACAATTACCTTTAAAAATTTTTATTAATGCATATTTTGGTTCTGTTTCAGCACCACTAGTTTTCTTATGGGGTGATATGGATAATGGTGAATTTACCACATGTACTGGTCGTCAGTTTCTTCGTATGATGATTATGTGGTTTATGAAGAAAAAATATGTACCGTTAGTTATGGATAGTGTTGAATTTGACACCCCTGTCTATCTGAAAGATTGTAATAATAATTTAGTTATTTTACCTATTTGTGATTTATTCAATGAAAACTCATATAATTCGAAATATACGAGTCCAGATAATTTAAGAGATTTTTCAAAAAAGGATTATGAAATTTTAACTAAAAATGGATGGAAAGAAATTAAGTATGTTTATCGTCATATGACAGATAAACCAATACATAAATTAGTTACAAAAGATAGATTAGTATGTTGTACATCAGATCATTCTGTATTTCAAAATGGAGAACAGATTAAACCCACGGAACTTTTAAGGGGTGATAAGATAGACATTATTGAAATACCCGTTTTAAAGTCTGAAAATTATATTACGGATAAGAACGCCAAATTAATTGGGTATTTTATTGGTGATGATACAATTGTTTATAGGGAAGGTAATTTTGCTCTTAATGATAATGACAAAGAAATTTTAAAAAAATATAAAGATTTCACAAAAGAAGAATATATTGAATTGTGTAAATGGTTTAATAAAAATTGCTACACATCATATAAACAAAAAATGATACCTAAAGAAATTTTAAATGGTACTGAAAAAATATTAAAAGCATTTATATCTGGGTATCACAATAATGACGTTTGGTATGACAATTTTAATATAACCCAAAAATCAAAAGTATGTATTGCAGCATTATCATATATTTTAAAACGACTACAGATTGAATATAATATCACTATACGAAAGAATAATTCGAACACACAGTCTTTAATTATTGGAAAAGATAAAAACAACACAATTAAAAGTCAAAAAACCAAAAGAAGGCCAAGCGAAATATGGTTTAATGAAATTTTACATAATGAAGAAAGATATGTTTATGATATATCAACTGAAGACGGAACTTTTGTTGGTGGAATTGGTGGTATCTTATTAAAAAATACTGATGGTGTAAACTTTTCGACACCTGATGATGTTAATTCACATGTTTATATCGGAAAAGGGTTAAATAGCTCCGTTGAAAAAGGAAAAGAGTATGTCGGCATCAATGCTGATATGGCCGAGTTTAATGATACATTTATGAGAGGTGTTATGGGGCTTGATATTGATTATTTATCACCTGCATGTATAAACATTGCAAGAAAAAATTATGCAATTAAATTAATAAAAAAAGGAAAAGAAAAAATAAAACTTACCGGCAATACAATTAAATCAAAAAAATTACCACAATATATTGAAGAATTTATAGATGAAGGATTTAGACTTTTATTAAATGGTGATGGTAAAGGTTTTATTAACTATTATTATGAATATTTTGAAAAAATCTATAATCAACAAATACCACTTTCAAAAATAGCAAACAAAGCTCGTGTAAAACAAAGTGTTGATGATTATAAAAAATATATAAAGAAAAAAACGAAATCTGGTTCACTAATGGCTCGACAAGCACATATGGAACTTATAATGAAAGATGAATATCCGGCAACCCTTGGTGAAACAATTTACTATGTTAATAACGGACGAACAAAATCTTCTGGTGATGTTCAAAGGAAAACAAGATATGAAAAAAAATACACAAGAAAAGAATTGGAAGAATATTATCAGAAACATAAGAAAAAACCATCAACAATAACTGAAATTGAAATTAATTGTTATAGAATATCTGAATCTGACATTGCACTTTTTCCAGATAAAACTGGTGAATATAACGTTGCTCGTTATGTATCAACATTTAATAAACGTATACAACCATTACTTGTTGTATTTAAACCGGAAATACGAGATAGTATATTAATTGAAAAACCTGAAGATAGACAATATTTTACAGATCTTCAATGTGAACTTGACAGTGGTACACCATTGAAAGAAAGCGGACAAGACAAGTTAGATGATGTCATGACATTATCTGATACTGAGGTGATATTCTGGAATAAAATAAATATGGATCCATTCTTTATGTATCCAGAAGGAACATTAGAATTGGTTGACGAATATTGGGTTAATTATAATAAAAAAGTATTAAAATCTGAAGTTAATAGTAAAAAGCTTAATGAAGATGAAATTATTGAAACCGATGGTAATGATTATGCATATCATGCCGAACCGACATAAACTTAAATAACATGAATAAAAAGTTTTTCGCGAATTGGAACAATTAATTTATTAGTATTATTGCCTTCTTCATCGGTAAATTGAATAATAAACTTTCCTTCAAATTTACCAGTAATAGATGTTTCTTCTTCAGAAAATTGATAGATTATATATAACTCATCGGTTGTTTGTTGATATTTTTTGGTTCTCAATGCCAATGAACATTGACCATTAAGAATAACCGGAAAACCATTTTTAACATCTGACATTTCAAATGTTATTTGTGAATTTACCAATAAATCATTGAATTGTGATTTGTCATTTTTACCATCATCAATTAATCTCATTTTGATTATCGGTTCACTCGCGCCTTGTCTTATATAAAAATCCATGTATGTTATTTTATTATAAATATATCTGAAAGATTTTATATTATAAGATGTAAAACATCTACACAATTATTATCAGAACATTCAGAAATATTAAAATTATTTTTTGTTATGGTAGTATATCGATTGCGAATGTCAATAAAATTCATTGGTGTTTCGAAATATGCTGCATATTTGATATTATAACAACAAATACTTTTGTATAAATCATTAGAACCGGTCACTCCACCACCAACAACATGTGTAAATGGTTGAAATCCTCTATCAGAAAGCACAACTTCTTCAAAATTCCTAACTTTAAATTTTGGAATATTTCGTAAATAAGGAATAACATCCATCTGATTGTCGGCAATTTGTAATAATCTTCCGTTAAAATATATTTTTAAAGTACCGAGTCTTTTATGTCTTTCCGATATCCATTTTTGATTTAATGTTTCAATCATTGTTTCATCAATGATTAGATCGTTCCATCCACCCTCATTTGATATTGCACATCCAGAATATTCGTAATATCTTTCAAATGTTATTGTTATATTAAAATCATTTTCAACACCGTTGATACATAAAGGATTAGCTGTTGTACCTGAATCAATATAATTTATTTGTTCATAACCGGACTCACCACAAAATCCCGAATACCTTGAAGCATACCAAGCGATTCTACCATCCGATGTAAATCCGAACCCAAGTCCATTATCCATAAAATTAGCCGGATCATATTCATCTCTAACACCGGTATAGAAAAATATTACATCATCCCAAGGCAAACCTTCTCTATTAAAAACAAGATCAAGCGTCCATCCCAGTGGTGGTCTTCGTGAAATAAATTCTGAACAATTATCTTCACCACCACCAGTATTTGTTATTGCAACCCAGGGAATGTTTGATTTAACTTGTTGCGTTGTGCAACAAGTTCCCGAAAAACCATTTAGAAGATCAACACATGAAATAATATCTGTTGTGAAACCGGAAATAATATCATTTTCGGTAAAGCCTGACAGTTGTGGATCAATAGAATATGTTGCACCAGAATAAAAATCGTCAATAACAAAATAGTGTGTTTCATCAGTTATACCAGTAAAGGTATATGTATCATTATTTAAAATTATATTTGAATATGTGTGTCCTGTTGTGTCGAAATGTGATGTAAAATTTTCATAGTTAAGAAGTAATGTTAAACCGGAGTACGTATAACCACTATCATTAATTGTATTATCGTATTCGATTAAACCAATACCATCATATTGACATAAATGACCATCAAAACTTTTTTCATATATAGGTTCTATTAATGTAGTATTATTAGGTTTTCCCAAAAATACACATTCACGATCATCATTTGCAAGAATGAAATCGTAATATTCTGATGAGTCTAATGTTATATCAATATTTATCCCACCACGATATAAAATATCCTGAGTATTCATATTTAAATAAATATCTCTAAATAGATTTCAAGGAAAATTTTTACGTTATTATGCCGCTACTGTTGAATATGTTTGTATCGGGATTAATTGTGGAAAAATATGTTATAGCGTCACCAATTGTGTTAATTCCAACTCCGCCAAATAATCGTGCGAAATTTATACATTCGGCATCGTTATGAGCAATATGTATACTTGGCTCTTGCCTTGATGCAGTTACATGATAAATTGTATAACCTCCAATTGGCGGATCAATTCCATTCCAAAAACCTGTGATTTCTGTTGGACCAAAATCTGCATCGCCATGATAGCCAAAAACCATATTTTTATTTTTTATAGTATTTGGAACACTTATAGTACTATATTTTACTCCCCAATGACTATGTATTGTTCCTTGACTTTCTGTTGGAGTTAGTGTTGGCGTTCGAGAAGGTGTAAATGATATTGATATACTTATTGATGGAGTT